CCGTGCCAAGGGTTCCAAATATCGTGCATGGTTTCCTCCTTTCCCATAGTTGCATTGAATTTAGTGACAGGCAGCTATCCGTTCCGGATGAAATTCTTTTTGATAGCTCCAGTATTCGGCCTGTTCCTCTTCGTCAGCAGGGCGAACAGCAGTCTTTCCACAGTCTGGACACTGCTCAGTTTCTATATCACTCCAAAACAGGAAGTGACAGTCTTCACATATATAAATCATGATCTCATGCCTTTCAATATTGTATTAGCCCTTAGCTGAAAGCATTTTTTGCTTTGCTTCCAAGTCAATATCGTAATAAACATAAGGTTCATCCTCGAAAACGGGCTTGCCATCCTGAAATCCTTTGAGCATAGGAATGGTCTTTTTCTTTACCGGGTAAATATTTTCTTGCTGGAACAGTTTCTCCAGCTCTGTATTTTTCTTCTCCATGGGTTCCTCCCGTATCAATCGTGGAAACGGTCTACATCCTCATATGCGCCAAGGTCTTCTTTCAAGAAATTGGCTTTGCGGACATCCATTGTATTGAGCCGATAGCCTTTCGTGCGGAGAATGGTGAATTTGTAGTCTAACAAGGCAGCTGGGACAAACAAAGCGCGAGCGGCCTCGAAAAATGACTCTTCGCTTAGATGTTGCAGAACCTCATCGTCATCCAAAAGAAGTTCGGCGGCAAATATATTGGCCTCGTTTTCTTCCGGCATCTGCTGACTCTTTTCCAACACTTCCATTTCCTGAAAACCACGCATCATGGCAATCTCGGTATGTAAAACAGCATGTCCGAGTTCATGTGCCACAAGGATCAGTTCCAGTATCTTATTGACATTGTAGTCAATCACGATGTTCTTCTGACGTGACTGGTAGAAGAAAAAGCCTTTTAGTTTTTTCTTCAAGTCTTTGTAATGGATTTTTATGCCCAATGCATCGCAAAGCTCATACGGATTTCTCGTCCCGTATTTCCGCGCTAATTGCTCAACCACATCGACAATATAAGCAGTAGTAGCCAATTTAACCACCTCCTGTCATGCTGGTACATTGCTCTATCCTAATTATCTCAAATGTAATGTCCAATAATCAGGACTCAGAGCTGCGCTTGCGGCTTTTGCGATATTTCTTAGGTGTAAATTTGTCTCTTGCTGCCTGTTTGGAATCCAGATAGACTTCCATCAGTGACTGGAAAAACACTTCCTTGGCTTCTTCATCCAGCTCCCCGCCTGCGAAGAGTGCCCCGGCGCGGTGAATAACTTCCTGCGCCTCTTTGGCTCCCTTAGAACCAAATTCATCTCTGGCAGCTTTGACAAACTCGTCCTGTTCGATATGCTTTTCAGGATCCGTTTCGTCTTTGTCCATTAAATAAGTGACTGACACTTTCAGTGCAGATGCAATTTTCTTGATGTTGCTGGTGCGCGGCATGGTGCCAAGCTGTTCATAGGTATATAAAGAACGCTCCGATATGCCGGTTAATTGCGCGAGTTCCGCTTGTGACATGTTGAGAGCCAATCGAGTCTCTTTGACTTTTTCACCGAATGTCATTGTGTTTTCCCTGCCTTTCAAAATTATTTTTCCGTAACTTCCGATTAACCATTGACAAACTTCTGGTATCAGGTATAATATTCACATCGGAAGTTATCTTCCGGTTAATTGTACATCGGAAGTTATGGAATGTCAAGACTGCCTGCAAGAAAACTTCCGATTTTATCAGAAGTTAGGAGGTGGGCATGTGGATAGAACAATACTTCATTCAGATATGAACAGCTGCTATGCCAGCATAGAGCTACTGCATCATCCGGAACTACGTGGGAAACCTCTAGCAGTTGGTGGAGATCCGGAGGCTAGACATGGAATTGTACTGGCAAAGGATCAGCTGGCGAAGAAGGCTGGTGTTCAAACAGGAATGGCCTTATGGCAAGCCAAGCAGGTCTGCCCCAACATCACATTCCTTCCTCCCCGGATGGACTTGTACCTGCGCTTTTCTAAGCTGGCTCATGAAATCTATGGTGAATACACGGATCAACAGGAGGCATTCGGGATTGATGAGTCATGGCTGGATGTGACCGGCAGTTGCTCTTGCAAGGGAGATGGGCTGACCATCGCAAAAGAAATCAGCAACCGGGTCAAATATGAGTTGGGCATCACGGTCAGTATTGGTGTGAGCTGGAATAAGATATTCGCCAAGTTAGGCTCTGACTATAAAAAACCTGATGCAATCACAGTCTTCAACCGTGATAACTATAAGGAACTGGTTTGGCCTCTCCCTGTTCAGGATCTTCTGTATGTCGGAAATGCTACCCAGAAAAAGTTGAATAATTACGGTATTCGTACCATTGGTGATCTGGCCAGTGCCAGTCCTGACTTTCTAAAAGGCCGCCTTGGCAAGATGGGATTGGTGCTGAGCATCTTTGCTAATGGAGAGGATCAGACACCGGTAAGTGCAGAGAACTTCCATGCTCCGGTCAAGAGTATTGGAAATAGCACCACAACACCACGGGATCTTGTTTCAGATGAGGATGTTTCCATTATTGTTTATCTGCTGGCAGAGAGTGTGTCAGCCAGACTGCGGGAAAATAATTTCGCTGGAACGGTAGTTGAAATATCAGTTAGAGATAATGAACTGTATAGCTTTACCAGACAGCGAAAACTTCCGATGGCAACAGACATTACAGCTGAGATTGCGGATGCGGCTATGCAGCTCTTTAAGGAAAGTTACCGTTGGCAAAAGCCGATCAGGAGTGTCGGTGTTCGTGCTACAGGGTTGGTAGATGCGTTGTCCCCAGTTCAGATGAATCTGTTTGTCGATAACGAGTACCGGGAGAGACTGCAAAAGATGGATCAGGCGGTAGATGACATCCGCAGACGCTTTGGGTTTTACAGTATTCAGCGCGGGCTGATGTTCTGCGATAAGAAGCTGTCTGCGGTCAACGCAAAGGAAGACCACACGGTACACCCTCATGGTTATATGGAACAGGGCAACCGTACCGGCGTGGAGGGTTTGGCTATATAGGTTAGGTGGTATGAGAGATGAGTGAAAAAGTGAAGATTTACGTCAAAGTGGCAGCTGAATTCACCCCGGAAGGGCAGCTTCGCCCACTGTGGATCACGTGGGAAGATGGCCGGAGGTTTGAAATTGACCGTGTGAAGAGCTGTCAGAGGGCAGCCAGCTTGAAGGCCGGTGGAACCGGGCTGCGCTATACCTGCCTGATTGCAGGTGGGGAGCATTATCTGTTCTATGAAGAAAACTACAAGTGGTTTGTTGAAGCAAAGTGATTTCGATAAGAGCTTTGATGTAGTAAAATAGTAGTGGTTGAGGAGGCGATTTTATGCAAAAAGAAAAGAAGCAACGAAGAATTGATTTTACAAAGGAAGAAATGGCGCAGATGAGCCATTGTGCAGTAAGCACTTTTGATGAACGACTTAAAAAGGCCGCTGATAAGTATGAATTCAACAAAGATGATTTCAAGCGTGATGGTACTCGTTATAATTTCTTTCCTCCAGAGTATGCTCCGTTATTGGCACTTTTGATAAAAAACCAAAGTAATGATCCAACACAATCTCGTAAACCGGAGGATAAAAATGCTGATGATGTTAAGTACTTCAACGAGACTGTACAAAAAGATGTCGAAGAATTGCCACCGGCATTAAAAGAAATAGTTGTAAATCAACCGTGGTATAAGACATCTCAGCAGATAGTTCAATGGATAGATTTGCTTGTTGAGGAATTGGTACAAATGGTTTTTAATCTGACTTCAATGCACGATGATGATATTGGGGCAGCAATGAGAGAACTGTGTCGTTCTTTGGACACAATGAACTATAATCTGTTCAGAGGACAGCAGATTAAGGAAATGGCGTTTCAACAGAATGGCGCTGAGCAAGATTACATCTTTGAAGAGATATATAAGGAACTATCACTGCTTTCAGAAAAAGATAGGAAGCAGAAGTTTACGGAATGTCCCGATTTCGAGGCGATTTATAATCATCATTTTGTGAGAAATCAGCGCTGTGATCAAAGCAATTTAAGCATTGACAAGGGGATTTCCGTGGTAATCAAGTGCTTCATGGAGATGATCAATGCAGGCGCTATTCGTGAAGGTGATAGTCTTCTTCAAGAATATCTTTCGGCCAAAGAGGTGGTTGGTTTGAAAATTGAAAATGAAGAGATGGAGCGTGATCTCTACTATGAAGATTATGCGGAGGCTTGGCTTCACAGTTTCGCACATATCCATGCAACACCCGGAAAAGCACAATTTTCAGTGGCAAATGGGCGAAAATGGAAAAGCATTGTTGAAAAAGTGGCAGATGGTACGTTTTGCGAAGACTACCATGAAGAGTATCTTAAAAAGAAGCAGCAACTACAAATGGACGTTGATGTCTATGAACAACTGATTATGAAATTGTCTCCTGAAATGCAACGGCAACTTGGATTAGATTACAAAGCACATTATGAGAGCATCAAGTTGCATCAAAGGGAGATGGAGACAGTAGTAAAGCGGTTTATAGGGCAAGCGTTAATGGAGTTCCTCCAATAAAACGGAAAACTTTGAATCCTCCGTAATAATCGTTGTACCGATTTTTCTTCTGTATAATTAGGGTACAAACAAAAACAGGAGGAATCGACGATGAATAAGACGGAGAAAAACAAAGAAATCAAAAAACAAGTGGCAATGGAAATTGCAGCCAGAGGACTATCTGGGCAGCTTGAGATGTATGGCTGTGAAAACACATTTCAACGTAGACCACGCTATTGGAGAGATGGCAAGGTGTGTTTTTTCAAAGTTCTAATGTGGGATATTAACGAGCTAGAGGGTGAAGCACTTACATCCGAGATTGATAGCCGGGTCACAGCAGCGCAGAAATATTTTGGATTGCGGGAGGTGAAATGAAAAATGAGCAGAAAACATTCGCAAGCAGCGGCAAGCATCCAACGGATGTGCCGCTTGCATCAACTGGAAGAAAAACAAGTGAATACGAAGGCGCGGCTCCTTCTAACCATATACCGTGATGTCTGCTGGTCAACGATTGGCCGGGCAGACGCTGTTCACGAGGACTTGGTTTGCTATTGTGGTGGCGAACTGAACTCAGCTCTGATTTATCTGGAAACGTTCGCTCCGGATGAGCAAAGAGAGCGCTTTGAGGATACTGTCCGTAGCCTTTTTGAGACAAAGTGGATGGTGGAGCTGGTAGACACAGCCATGCTTAAAGTCAGGGATTTCCCTTACAACGGTGAGCTGTACTTTGAGATCCTGTCGAAGTGCTACCTAAACCGCTTCAAATACACCGAGACTGAGCTGCTGGAACTGTTGCAGTTGGAGCGCAGCAGCTACTATGATCGTAAGAAAGAAGCTATCATGGTGTTCGGCCTTGCCATGTGGGGTGGAGCCATCCCGCAGCTGAAAACTTTTTTGTCCAGCACTCAGGAGGAACTGAGTGACTTGCCTTGGGAGGTGATTCAAGATGAAAGAAACGAAGAAGACGCATTTGTTGGATAGTATTGAGCAGTTCACAGCGGAGAACGGTTTTCCTCCTACAATCCGGGAGCTTTGTGGCCTGATGGGCTATCACTCTCCATCCACAGTACATGGCTATGTCAAGCAGCTGTGTAGTGAAGGCCGCCTGAGCTATGAGCCAACCCGTCCAAGGACGCTGGTGGTTGTCCGATGAAAGTCCGACTAAATACCGACAAAGTTCCGATGAAAGTCCGAGACTTTTCCTACTGAATGTCCGACTGTCAACCCCTTATAATGTGTATGCTGGCAAGGTGCAGCATACTTTCTAAAATATGAATACCAGATAACACGGCCTCACCGTCTTCGGACTGTGGGGCTGTTTTTATGCCATCTTGCCGGTTCCAGAGAAGCTAGAGTAATTTGAACGTCATGGACGTTTACACGGCTGATCTGAGATCGGCGCAAAACGAGAGCTTGGAGGTGATAAAGACCTCCGGCTCTTTTTTTGTGCCTCTAAGGAGGATGGCAGCCGATGAAGAGGCGCTGGTGGTATTACGCACGTTATCCGTGACTCCTGAATTTGATTTGCCCAATCAAATTCAAATTCAAGGAGATCACGAGATGATTTACAGGTACGAAAAGGCCTGCCAAGAAGCAGGCATGGAAGAAAGCAGAATTGCAGAAATTCGCAGATTTTTTGATGGTGAGCAGAAAAAGCTCAACAGAGACAAGGAAGCCAGAGAAAAGGCAGGCATCGTTTTCAACAGCTTGAATGCGCTGGTTGACAGTGAAGGCATGAGCGAGTATGAAATCCCGGATGAGCGCAGCAATCCGGAAGAGATGGTGGTTCAGAACCTTGCTATGGACAGGCTGCGTCAGTGTTTGGATGAACTCCCGGCTGAGGATCGGGAGTTTCTTTTTGCCCTTTTTGAGGGGAAATATGGCTTTGAGACTGCATTGGCAAAGAAGATGGGGATCCCTAGAACTACTTTACAGCGCAGGAAGGATCGGCTGGTGGAAGCACTTCGGCAAAAGTTTTTTGAAAAATTTTAAGATTTTTTGCGGCAACTTCGCAAAATCTGTCCCCACTATAACGTGAAGGGACAAACAAGTCGCTTCATATTGCAGCTTGAAAACAGAATAGTTCAGTAATCCAGTTACATTCCGTTTGGAGGAAGCAGCTCGGTTCCTGCCGCCACGATCTCATTCGATGAGGGAGCGATCTACAGGGATCCCAAACAGGTCTATTGGTATGGCCTGCCTGCGATGCACTTCAAATGGCACAATGATACTTCTGTCGAGTCGAGGTTAAGTCCCAGACGGCAGCCCGGTGAGAACCACGGGGAGTGAAACGCACTATGACACGCTGACCAAGCGTGGGCTGGATTATTCCCGGATCCAAGATCCATGTCAGGGGTGCGAGCTGCAAATATGACGCTAAGAAATGAACATTCACTGTTTTAACGGTGAAAACTATGTGGCAGAGTTGCCAGCCGGTGGCTCTGCCATATCCTTTTGCTGTTAAACGCAAAGAATAAAACACAAGAAATTTGGAAATAATTTCATTGAAGATAGGAGATGAAACTTATGGAGGCGATTGCCACAAGCAAGACTGATTTACAGAGGCTGCGTGATGTTGACATCCGAACGGTTGACCGCAGCCAGCTGGTTGACCTGAATTCCATCGAGGTGGATGAGTCAAGGCCAGTTTCGGAGAGAATGGAAGAGTTCGTCCGGAAGATTAAAAACCCGTATTGTTTCAGGGTGGGAGATGTAGCTGTGAAAGTGGTGTACAAAGAAAATGGCCCGACATTCCAGCAAAACTTTGAAGAAATGCTGTTGTCCATGTAATTTCTGGAAATGAGAATTTTCCAGTGGAATCGAATCGAAAAGTGTGATACACTGTTTCTGGGCTAAAACAGCATATTCACTCTTTGGTTTTGTTGGTGTTACGACAAAAGCAAAGGAGTGAGCATTATGCAAAATACAACAATGACAACTGCCACATACAATGCGGCGGTTTATGTGCGTCTTTCTAAAGAAGACTTGGATCTCGCTTATGCCAAGAAGGCAGAAAGCAACAGCATTTCCAATCAGAAACAGTTAATCTTCGATTTCCTCAAAAGCAAACCAGAAATAAATATAGTTTCCGTTCGTATAGACGATGGATATACTGGGACGAACTATGACCGTCCTGCCTTTCAGCTTATGCTGGATGATATTAAGGCAGGTCTAGTTAATTGTGTCATAGTCAAAGACTTGTCCCGTTTCGGCAGAGAGTACATTGATGCCGGAAAGTATATTGATCGTCTTTTTCCTATTTATGGGGTTCGGTTGATCGCCATCAATGACGGTGTGGATACAATCACCGGAGATTCTTCGGACGAGTTCAACATTACAGTCAAGAACCTTTTCAACGACAACTACTGCCGTGATATTTCCATCAAGATCCGTAGTAACCTTGGCGTGAAGCGAAAGAATGGAGAATTCATTGGAGCCTTTGCCCCATACGGCTATAGGCGCTCTGAAACGGAACGTAATCAGCTGGTTGTTGATGAATACCCGGCTTCTATTGTGCAGGACATCTTCAAGTGGAAATTGTCCGGCATGAGCCAAGACGGCATTGCAAAGAAGCTCAACGAAATGGGAGTTCTGTCTCCCTTAGAGTATAAACACAGCAAGGGCATGAAATACAAATCCGGGTTTAAGGTGAAAGAAAAAGCCCTTTGGACACCGGTTGCTGTTCGTAGGATCCTTACCAATGAATTGTATATAGGAACGCTCATTCAAGGGGTGCGGACTACACCAAACTACAAAGTCAAGGCAGTGCAGGTCAAGGACAAAGAAGACTGGTGCGTTGTCAGAGACAATCATGAACCACTGGTCACTGAAAAGGCCTTTGATCTGGTACAGCAGCTTTTGATGCTTGATACCCGGACTTCTCCGCAGGAAGAAGCGGTTTTCCCATTGGCCGGTTTAATGGTCTGTGGTGATTGTGGAAGTCCCATGGTCAAAAAGCTCACCACGTCAGGTGGCAAAAAGTATTCCTATTATATGTGTTCCAAGAATAAGCAGCAGCACACATGCAGTAGCCATCGAATGAAGGCAGACGAAATAGAAAGCACAGTGTTAGCTTTACTTCGGAAGCAGATACAGTTGGTCATTGAAATGAGAGAATGCTTAGAGTTCATTGGCAATCTCCCATATCGGAAAATCAACTTGAAAAAGGCCGAAGACAGGCTCCACCAGATTGAAGAGGAAATCAGCCGGTTCCGGCGTTTGAAGGTTTCCCTTTATGAGGATATGAAGGAAGGCATTGTATCCAGAGAAGACTATGTTGATATCAGCGCTCAGTACGAAGAACGTATTCGCTTTTCAGAAGAGGCCATTCAGCAGGTTCACAGAGAAATGGATAAACTGCTTGATAATTCTACTGACCAGCAGGTATGGATGCAGGACTTCATCGAGCATAAAAACCTTACTACGTTGACGAGAGTTGCAGCGGTTGAACTGATTGAAGAAGTTCAGATTTATGAGGGCAAAAGATTGGCGATTAAGTTTCGCCACACAGAAGAATTTGATATTTTGTCTCAGCATATTACAGAGTTCGCAGAAATGAATACGACAGAAAAGGAGGCAATCTAAAATGGCGAGAAAAAGCAGAAAGAATACAGAAGGCAACAGCGCTGTTCAGGCGATGCCTCCGAAGCGAGTGTTTCAAACAGCGATTTATGTCCGCATTTCTGTGGAGAATGAGCGAAAAATCGAAGCCGACTCCATTGGAACTCAGATCCAGATGTTGAAAGACTTTGCATCCCAGATGCCGGAACTCAGCATTTATGACGTTTACTGTGATGATGATATTACCGGTACGAATTTTGCGAGACCTGAGTTTTCCAGAATGATGAACGATGTCAGAGACCGCAATGTGAATTGCATCATGGTCAAAGACTTGTCCCGACTGGGGAGAAACTATCTGGAGAGCGGCGAGTACATTGAGAAAGTTTTTCCGTTCTTCGGTATCAGGTTCATTGCAATCAATGATAGAATAGACACTTTTGAGAAGCCCATTGACATCAGCGTTCAGCTGAAAAATATGGCAAACGAGATGTATGCTAAGGATATTTCCAAGAAGATCCGCAGCACTATGAAATCGTTGCAGGCACAGGGGAAGTTCATTGGCAGTCAGCCGCCCTATGGCTATATGCGAAATCCGGAAGACAAATATGCGCTTCTGGTGGATCCAGAGACGGCTCCCGTGGTAAGGGAGATGTTTCAGAAAATCTTGGACGGGTACACGGTTCACAACATCACCTTGCAGTTCAATGAACGTGGGATTCCATCTCCGGGACGTTACAAGTATGACAAGGGATTGGTCAAGAACGCAAAGTTCCGTGATTCTGTATGGTTCTTCCCTACACTACGCCGGATGCTTTCTGATCCGATTTACCTTGGCTGGATCCAGAATGGCAAGTATGAATCGCATTTCCATAAGGGAGGAAACAAGTGTGTGAAAGTCCCCAAAGAGGACTGGATCATCATCAAAGGAGTTCACGAGCCTATCATTGACGAAGAGACTTTCAATGCGGTTCAGGAGATTTTGACTGTCAAGCAAACAGAAGGTGCCAATATCGGTAGATATGACTCCAAGGGAAATCAGGAGAGTATTTTGCGAGGTAAGCTGCGTTGCGGTGAATGTGGGAAATCCATGGCTATTCGCAAGAAGAAAAGTCATGGCGTAGTACAGTATTGGTACATCTGCCCGATGCATGAGCATTACAATTCCAGCTATTGCACGAAAAAGAGCATCAAGAAAGAGCAGATGGAACAGCTGGTTTTCACCTTGATCAAGAAGCAAATGCAGCTCTATGTTGATGCAAGGCAGCTGATAGTTGACCTTAATCGTCACGCTTCCAGCCGAGGCAAGTATGAAATTTATCAGGAGCAGATTAAGAATACGGAGAAGCAAATTGCTCATTATGCTCAAATGAAAGCATCTCTGTATCAAGACTATTCCGAAGGCCTGCTGACCGAAGCAGATTACATCACTGTTGGTCAGGACTATGCCCGAAAAATGGATGACCTGAAAATCTTCATGGCAAGTCTTTCACGAGATGCGCTCAAATACGCACCGGAATATACCGGTAGTGAAAAATGGGCAAAGCGTGTGGAAGAATTTCAGCAGCAGGAACAGCTCAGTCGTGAAATGGTTGAGGCCTTTATTGATATGATAACAGTCTATGAAGATGGCCGCACAGAGGTTGCGTTCAGGAATATGGATGAACTGGAGGCAGTTCTTTACCAAGCCTCCGAGAGACGGAAGGAGGACATGAGATATGCAGTCTAAAACAGTCGCAATGTATATCCGTCTTTCTGCCGAAGATGGTGATTTGAGTGAAAACGCTTCAAAGGTTGAGAGCAATAGTGTATCTAACCAGCGGCTTCTTCTTTCTGATTACCTTGGAGCAAGACCGGAATTTCAGCAGTATCAGATTTTGGAGTTCTGCGATGATGGTCATACCGGTACGAACTTTGAGCGTCCGGCTTTTCAGGAAATGATGGCAATGGTCAAGATGAAACAGGTAAACTGTATCATCGTCAAGGACTTGTCCCGTTTTGGCCGTGATTATTTGGATGTGAGCAGCTATCTGGAATTGATCCTTCCGCTTTTTGGGACACGCTTCATTTCCGTCAATGATGCCTTTGACAGCAATGATTATATCGGGACAACCGGAGGCATGGAGCTTGCGTTCCATAACCTGATTAACGGCATGTACAGCAAAGACTTGTCCGGTAAGGTGAAGTCGGCCAGAAAGACAAGGGAACGGCGTGGAGAATATCTTGGCGGTCATCCGTTCTACGGCTATTTGAAAGATCCGGCAGACAGCCATCACCTGATTGTGGATGAATCTGTGAGAGAAGTAGTACAGCAGATATTTCAGCTGTCCATTGATGGAATGTCCACCATGGCTATTGCCAGATTGCTGAATGAGGATAGCATCCTATGCCCGGTGGAACACAAAAAGGCCAAGGGAATCAGATACAGTAAGCCCTTGGCAGAGGAAAAAGCTCTTTGGACATCTTGTACGGTTAGAAAGATCATAAAGGACATGCGCTACACAGGCAAGATGGTTTCCAACGTGAGAAGGTCTGCGTTTGTCGGGAAAGGCATTATGGTTAATAACGTTCCGGAAGACTGGATCATTGTAGATAATACGCATGAAGCCATCG